CCACTATACTTTGCTGCTCTTAGTTTATCACCAAAACGCATCCAAAAGTCGCATACCATCTGATTATAATCTGGAAATGTTGAAGGTTTAACCCAATCCTCCAATCCAGCTTTTGAAACTATTCCCTTAAAATATTGCTTCTTTTGCTCGAAAATTTCTCTACTGTAAAAGAAATACTCTCGAAGAGCAGTTTCTATGACACACACGGAGTGTGCTTGTGGAGCCAAAACTCCAGTGTCGACATAATTTGTCAACATTTTGTGGATAGACTCCTCATCAAGAGGAGCAACCCAAGCCCCAATATCATCACTCCAGCAAAATTTTCGCTTTAGAAACGATGAATCAGAAATATTGATATAAGGAACACTCTTGGCTTCTTTATCAGCCATAGTGTATTCAACACCAATCTTCTTCATCGCTTCAGCTATAGCTGTGTGATTAAAAGCGGGGCAGCTGGGTGAAACACCCATAATATTGTCATCTCCATAAGTGGCAAGACGCACATCTCGCTTAAAGTTCGAAACATCTTTGCCAGTTGTCAACATGTATGCATAGCGCATATACAAACAATTCACCAAACAATTGATGATGACAGTAAGAGGATGACCTGATGGATTTCCTTGAATCTCGATAAGATCACCATTAAAATCAATAGTTGGGAATGCGGTATCAAACGCAATCCCACGCAAAATTTTGATATCATCTTCCGTCCATCCTGCAGCTTCGGACATACCAATAAGAATATCAAAGGCACCCAGGATAAATGGGGCAGCCATCTTTTTATCGAACTTGCCGTAATCTCCAGCAATAATTCGACCAGCACCAAATTCCGTCAAATATTCATATAAACCCGACCATTCAACGGATTGTGCAACAATACCTGGCATGGATTCAAATAAAAATGGATTGTTTTGGATCATTCTAATGTGAGACAGCGTGAAGCGTCGCACAATGATAGCCCAGGCCATTTCACCACCTGTGAAAATGCGGGTTTTTCCAGCAAGAATTTTCTTGTTTTTTGTTGCTTCATCTTTCCCATGTCCGCAGAATTGCGCATGAAAGCGTGTATCTGACGAATAACATGAGAGAATCTTGTCACAACGATCGGAAATGATTTTATCCATTCCAATGATTTTGTTATTATCATCAAATTGAAGAAAATTTTTCTTGGAACACTTGAATGGATTTCCAGCACTAGTACTGCAATTCAATTTGTCAACGAAAGTAACTCCATCTGCACCGTTGAGCGATGTATCGAGGTCATAAACTTCAATTTGTTTGATAGAATCACCTAATTCCTGGAGAATATCTCCAAGGAAAGCATCAACACAAATCTTGATATCAGAATTGAAATAACAATGATTTGGTTTGGTCATATCGGTAATGGCGAGATGCCAAGGTCTCCAGCTAAAATCTGGAGCTCCAAAATCATCGACATAATCGCCATTCTCTGTAACTAGAGAATGGATATATGTTTTCTTCACACGGGACTTTAATTTGGGACGATATCCGGAAAAGCTACCCATAATGGTGGCAGTACCAGATGTGAGAAAACGGAGGGTGGACTTGTGGTGAAGAGACACCAATTTGCGCTCAAAACCTGGCGCACTAATGGGCACATCACCACATTGCAATTGGGGACCAAAAACAGAGATAATTCTGTTAATTTCTTCTTGACCAATCTGGATAGCAATAATATCTCCCTTAGGGGTTCCAAAACCATGGATACCCAAAATGACAGATGCATCACCAACTTTAGCTACCAGTGGCGATCCACAATCCCCTTTAATAGTAGGAACTGCGCACTTGCCACCATAACCAGAGTAGGTAATGCCATTGTGTTCATGAGAACACGCACGAATTGCATTGACAGTTCTAGTGGTGCGCTCACCACACTTGTCCACAGAATAGTACAATCCTTCATAACATCCCTTCAACTGGGCTTGTGTTTTAATGAAGTATTTGACCATATTGCGACCAGGGGGCAAGCAACGCAATTGGAAGAATACTAAATCATATTCCTCAGCAATAACATAGTCATTGCGATTATACGAGATTTCCATCATATTGCGAGAAACATTCTGCTCAATTGGATCGAAGATAACTCGCAAAATACCTTGAGCATCTTGCATGGCATGCTTATTGCACATCCAAATGTTTCCACAAATGTTCAGCGCAACATTATTAGCGCACAAAACACCCTCAGGTGTAATTTTGCGGAATTGGAACATAGCAAGATTTTTCAACATATTTTTCTCCATCACTCCCTTTTGGATGCATTTAGATTCCGAAGAGATGTCAATGGGCAACAACACATATGGATCCTGGTAATAGAAGGTAGGCTTCTCAACTTCCATTGGTTGAGGAGCAACACCAACACTAGCCTGGTGGGCCATAGGAGTGTTTTTTGTCACGGATGGTTTAGATCGCTTTGGTGTGATAAATTTGGTCAGTATAACCAATAAACCAGCACTAGCAACGTAACCCGCAAATTTTAACAATTGACTTCGGGAGAATGAGCTTTGATAGTCTCTAAACTTATTTCCCAAAGATCGAAAAATTATGCGATACATATCTTCACGATTGGACAGCACTCGTCTCAGTAATTTCAATTTCCAACCGAATCCTAATGTCCGAGCACAAAAAATGTGCAAAATCATAAAGAAATGAATTATAGCAAAATGCGAAATAACAAAAAATGCTAAGACACAAAAATAAGGCAAACCCAAGTAGTAACTGAAGAAAAACAGTGAGAACCAATATAATACAATGCATGACATCGAAAAGTCTTTCAACCAAGGAAAACAGAAATCAATTAAACTAAATTCAACATAGTTCCCATCAATGATTCTTTGGTATATGAAGAGTTCAAACAATGTCCACTTAGATAAACCTTCCAAATTTAATTGTGTAGGTGTGGATTCAGCTCGCCATTCTTGGCGAAATAGACTTTCAACATCTTCGTTGTGTAAACTGCTTTGTAACTCAACTACAGCACAATTGCAGAAGTTTTTGGCGCGATAACAGTCTTGACAGACAGCAACATCACACATGGTTTTGTCAGCTGTAAGAGCCTTAATTTGAGAGCGCTCATGTTTCTTGGCCATTTGGATATACCAAGCCAACATATCATGAATGCAATCGAATCTTTCAACAATATCATAACGAGTCTGTTGATTATCAATTTCTTCATCAGTCGAGGGAACTGGAATACTAACCTCGAAGGTCCAGATATCCATGTAATTCCCTTCAGGTGTGATAGGAATTTTCTCAGAATCAGCCATAAAGTTGCATTTGGCAAATTCTGGCTTGACATGAGCTGTAATAACATATGAAAGACGACGAGCAATAGCAAATGGGCATGCAAAATATGCATGCAAATTCAAGTGTTTAGTGTTTGTCGTCCCAATGAGTAGTTCGGCACGCACAGGAGTGCGACCCTTGTCTTCAAGACTTGCCTGTGGGGGTGTGTAAGGAACAGAATTCTTGACTTGCAACATTTCCTTCAAGGTGGGATCAACCTCACCATTAGGCTTTAAGAAGGCA